TGATACTTCATCGGCTGTGTTAACCATGATCATTGATGTTTCATAACCTAACTTCTCAAGCATCTCTTTGATCTTGGCATACTTTTCTGGGTCATCACCTGTACCATTGATGATTAGACCATTACGACCATGAAGTGCAAGACGTTGGCGCAACTCTGTGACATTCTTTGCACGTTTGCGAACTGCATTACGTTGTGCTTCTTCATCCTCTGGCATCTTTTTATCAAGGCCTTCTTTGTCCATCAGATACTCAAGTGCTTTATCTGAGTTAATTTCAGTCAGGCCATGACCATCAAGTGTTTTACTTAACACATAGTCTTTACCTGAACCCGGACCACCACCAAGAAACACTGCTTTGAAAATACCTTTGTCGTGAACACCTTCACGAATGATTTCTTCGTGCAATCTCATACCTTTACGTACATCATTGAACATTTGTTTGACATGGGCATGAGACATTGACGATGGTGCGCCTTTCTTGAATGAATCAAGATCGCCACTCTTTGCATGTTCACGCATCTTTGAAGCAGAAATGCCAGTTACACCTTCAGCATCAGGATCACGTTCACCTGCTGAGTGTACTTTGATTGATTTGAAATTGAAACGGGCACCTTCATGTGTGCCATTATACTTGTGAAGCAGTCTGTGATATTCTTCTGTACGGTCAGAGCCACCAACCATGTGCAGATGAGTTACACCTTGCTTATGCAGTTTTTCAGCATGATCAAAAAAGGTAGGTGCTTCTTTAGATGCTGCTGTGAAGTTCGTGCCAGGAAACGCACGTTTAGCGTGTTTGACTTTTTGATCTGCTGTAAGGGGATTTTTCTTTGCGTCCTGTGAATGTGACAGAACGATGTGATGAGAACCGCCAACCGAATCGGCAATCTCTTTGACTTTGTTGACTAGTTTTTCGTGACCATTTGTAATCGGATTCATGCGTCCAAATGCTAGAACGGCATGTCTCTCTTTCTGTTCACGTAGAAAATCTCTAAATTTCATAATCCCCCTACCTCTGCGGCAGTTGTTTCTGTTATTTAGTATTTAGTAGAATTCTGTCGCTCCTGTGCTGGCCATGACACCTTGACAGTGTATTTTGTCTAGTTCTACAAGACGATCAGGCTCAATATTGAAAAAATGTGCGTGTTCAGTGTCAACGCCAGCATCTTGAACTACACCAATGTTTCTTCTACAGACGATTGAATAATCATCGATCAGACTTGGACAAAATGAGAACAAACGAGTGATCAACAAATCAGTAAATGTTTCAGCAGCATCACCAGCAAGCCATGTAGGTATTCTTTTCTTAAACACATACTTACCAAAGTGATCATGCTCTGCTGTGTCAAATTCATCATGAAGTACGGTTCTTGCAGAAAACTTGTACACTCTACGAACAGAATGCATCAGACGTTTCAACTCAGGTGCTTGTTTTAGAAGAATCATCACTTTTAGCATTAACACATTCTCTGCTTCACTTTTACGGGCAGCAGACGCAAACTGAGAAATATCTTTATCACCAGAAAAGTCAGCAATCAAATCAACAAGACCACTCATGCTGTCGTACTTGTCTTTTTCTACTGCCTCTGGTGAGCCATCAGCCAAAATTACAATTGCATCGGGACATTTCTTTCTCAGTGATACAAGGCCTTCAATCGTTTGTTGTAATCTATCTTCACGACTGAGTACACCCATGTTTGGATTAAGAGCAGATGTTACAATGAATAGCTGAAGTGAAGGAATCAATGACATTCGTACTCCGAAAATAATTTAATTGTTTTATATGTCGCTTTTGATTTCAATACATGAAGAATCGTGTCAGTAATTTCTTTTGTATCTAACAACTTGTCTTTATTTGGATGACCATCTTGCATCGGTGTATTAATGCCACCGGGATGAATACTTGTCACACGAATTTCATCCATTTGTGTATAAATTTCTTTACCAAGAACATCAGCAAAAGCAGTAATAGCGTGTTTAGACGCTGAATAAACTGCTTCCCATTCCAGTGGCATAAGACCCGATACAGAATTAATGAAGAAAATATCACTATGTTTATTCATCCACTTGTACGCTTCTTTGGTCACATACATTGTGCCTTTGACATTCAAATCAATGATTCTGTCTATTGACTCAAATGAAAAATCATCTCTGAATAAACCCCATTGATATACGCCAGCATTGTTTACAAGAACATCAATGTGTGTACCAATTCTTTTGAATGCTTCTTCAACTTGTTTTGATTTCGTGATGTTACATTCTATCCATTGAAATGTGTCGGGAAACGCAAAAAGATTGATAGATGGCTTTGTACGTGAAAGACCATATACAAAGTAACCTTCATCAATCAGTCTGTCTGCTATATCATAACCAAGACCGTAACTACATCCTGTCACCACAGCCACTTTACGCATTATATCTCCTCAAAAACATCAATCGCCAATTTCATTTCATCTTCTGTAATGTCATTGACAATCTTATAGTTGCCAATAGCAATAGGTAGTGGCGCATATTGATTACCATTACGATGTTTAGTCGCATCACGAAGACTTTCCAATAACAACTTCATGTTGGTAAAGTCTTTATGAAATGTTTTGAGTTTTAATCTCTTTGCTACAGTAAATATTCTTTTCAACTGAACTGTATCAATATATCCACGAATAAATGAAATACATGAACTGTACAGACAATCTAATGCTACTGCTTCACCATGCAGCAACTCTGGTATGTTGGCCATTTCAATTACAGGACTGAATGTGTGACCAAAATCTACGCAACGATCTAATCGCTTTTCCCACAGATTAGGTCCTAGTTCAGCAATCATGTCTGTGATAGCAAGATTGATTACACGAACTGGTACAGCACCATACTGAAACTTTTCATCAATCAGTATCTCAGCATTCTCTTCTAACAGATGAAATAATTCTGGTGATTTGATGACAGCCAGTTTAAATATCTCTGCAATACCATTGACAATTTCTCTTTCATTTTGTGTACGAATAAATTTCTTGTCGATGTATGTCGCAAGTGGTGGGTAATAAGCACCAATTCGATTGCGTCTGCCTAGATGATTGACACCAACTTTAGAACCTACAGAAGCATCAACGATGGCAAGAAGTGTTGTGGGAATTTTAACGTAGGGAATTCCACGACGGTATATGCTACAAGCAAAGCCAACAATATCCAGCAGAACACCTCCGCCAATTGCGATAATCGGTTCACGGCGTAACACTCCATTCTGTTCAAAAAAGTCTAAAATACGATCAACATTTTTCCAATTCTTATTTTCTTCTTTACAATCCACACAAAGTATTTTACAACTTAACTTGACCGCACCAAAGTATGTTGCAATGTTATCTTTGTATAGATCATGTACTTCAGAATCAACAACAATAATTCTACGTTCACTATTCGTGATGTTTACAATGTCTTGATTGCTTGGGCTAAAGATGTCAGCAGAATATGTAAGTTTGAATTCTACTGGTAATTCTGTTTTGACTGACCAAGTTCGTTTGAACTTGTCATAATCCATCATAAAATCTAAACTCATTTCATCGCCTTACTAAACAATTTACATGCATGAACATAAAAATATTTTGCTTTGTCAACATCACCTGCTAGTAACTTGAAGGGCAGCATACGAATGAACTGTGATGCTTCAAGTATATCTATGAGTTTCATTTTATCTTCTGGTAACTCAGAGATGAAGTGTTTGTTGAATGTATCAAAGTTATTCGTGTCATCGTTTGGATTAGATAAATTAATTCCTTTCACATGAACATTGTGGTCATTGATAAGACCATAATAACTACGTGAACACTGAAGCACTTGTGCATAGTCAAGGTATTTGGTGTTCCACATACTCTCTTCATACACATCAATAAAAACTACACGGTCTTCTTCAAATGAGTACATGATATTCTCAAGTGTTGGATTACCATGTATATTACACTCATCATCATTCTTCAATTCTGAAAAGTATTCTTTCAGAACATGAAGATAACCACCCACACCTGTAACAACTTCACCATTGAAATGATATGTGCCATAATAAAAGAAATCTTCAAACTCTTTTATCTTGATAGCATCTTCAATTTTCTGTTGTATTTCTTCAATAAAATAAAGTTTTGGTGCGCCAGCAATAGGTTCTTTTCTGATTGAGTGAAGTGTATTCAGTCCTTTCCAGACTGCTTGACTTATTTTGAAGATTTGTTCTTCACTTAGTATGTCTTTGCTAAGAATGTTTTTGATGTCACGAAAACCCTCAAGATATTCTAAATCAAACCATGCTTCAACGCTAGTAGAATCAACATTTACAACTTTGGGAAATAGATTAGGATATAGTGTATTGTATTGCTGTAGTTTCATTAACTGAGAATACCATCGCATAAAACCATATTCACGATTTTTTATGCGTGAGATTTCTTTGCGAACAATCTTCTCATCTGGTAGCCAATAAGTTCTACTTAATGAGCCACCTTTCAATGAAATAGTTTTCATTTTGCACCCAGTGTTTGCCTTGCTATCTCAATACCGTATTCTTGTGGACTACCTAGCACAATCGTTTCTTGATTGCTACCAAGAGGATTCATGAATACTTGTTTATTAGATTGTATCATACTTTGCATCACATCTGCAATATATAATTCACCATCTTTTTCGGCTAACTTGTTGTAATATTCTAGGTAAAGATGACCAGTTAGAAAGCCATAGAAGCCTGACGATGCGTATGGTGAGATTTGTTTCTTTTCTACAATTTCAATTACCGTGTTTTCATATGCTCGAACATACGAATACTTTGGTGAATTACCCACGAACACATCAATGTACGCATCATGCTTTGCGGTCAAGTCATCAGCAATAAAATCTATACGACGACCTTTAATAATTGTATCTGCGTTATGTACAAATGTTGGTAAATTTTTGTTGTTCAGTTGTTCAATGCCAATTGCTGCTGTATGTGCTTGACCTTTTGTATCACCAATATACAGAATGTTACTATCATTCCAACCTAGTGGCTTGATTGCTTCGACAAGTTGTTCTTTGAAATAGATATCTCTTTTGTTAGCAACAAGAATAAGTTGATTGACCCAACCAATGTTTTTCAAAATATCATATATGATTGTCTTACCATTCCAAGGCAAAAGATATTTTGGTATGTCAAAGCCAACATCATGAAAGCGGGTGTTATAACCTGCCATACAGATTATCAGATTCATTTCAGCCATTCTTCCATATCATTTCGTAGCAGTGAATGCCATGTGCTATTGTACTCACCTGGTGAAAATGGATGATTGACATCACAGTACACAAGATTATCACCAACAAGATTATTTCTTTTCCAGTTGGCACTCATGAAATCTTCCATCATATATTGTACACCAGAGTTGTAGAACTCATCAATGTGATTGTAAGCATCAGCATACTTGTCCATGTTTTCGGATGATGAGAACGCAAACTGATCATTACCAAAGTCACGTTCTGGTGTCATGCGACAGTTTGGTATGTACAACTTACTGTTGTCTAGTTCTTCAAATGGTATGCGAACATTGATAGCAAAGTCAAATCGTGAACGAATAACCCAATCAAATTTCTTTTCAAAATATTTTTCATATTCGTATTTTGTTTTCATACACTCTCTGATTGCATACAACTGAGCATATGTTGACATGCGACCATCTTTGACTTTCCAGTTTGGTGATGGTGGTGGAGTATTCGTGTACTTTGACAAATCAACTGTAGGATTTGGTGATGTCTTGAAACTATATGCATTGTATGTCGAAGAAATCTTTTGCATTTGTTCAGCAGGCATTTCCCAAGAGTGCAGAAATACAGTAACATCATTACCTTTGATGATGTTCTCGTAATGATATGCGTGACCTTTTTCCCACATTCTCGGTTGGCCAGAAATACATAGTGCTATTCTCATAGTTCTCTTCCTACGTTTGCTTTGTTGTCTGTGATGCCAAATGGCTTGAGTTGTTCTTTTTCCATCACAACCATACTATTGTAGAATGAAACAGAATACAGATTGTGATATACATCTAATGCTTCTTGTGAAATTGGTGAGCCTTGAAAGTGTTGTTGATTGACAATATCAGTTGCTCGTTTACAGTGTTCTGTGAATGTACCAGCACCACGAAACACACCACCCCATGGCTGTGGCCAATAACTTGTATGTGTGTCTTCACAAATGTAAACACCACCTTCTTTGATATGTGGAAAAACTTTATTGAGTGTAGTAATTTGATGATTCATTACGTGTGAGCCATCATCAATCACAATGTCAAATTTGTTTTGCGTTTTAAGAAACTCATCCCAAAACTCTGGATCACTTTGATCACCCATCACAATCTTAACGTCACCATTGTATTCATACTTCAAACATTCTTCGTTGATGTCGATAGCAACAACTGATGTATCGGGACCAAAGTATTTCAACCACATCTCAATTGAGCCACCACCCAACACACCAATTTCAAGTATGCGTGGTGCTTTACCCACAAACTTCTTTAGATGCCTTTCATAAACATCAAAGTAGCCTGACCATTTGGTAGAACCTTTTTCAAGTTCCCAAAATAATTCTTTGATTCTATTTGTCGTCATATTTTGCCTCAATCACTTTACGCCATTCTGGCACACGATCATACTGATGTACAATAGTATATTCTATTCCTGTTGAAGTTACAACCTTGTCACCTTCCAGTTTCGGTGATGGTTCTAATAGATATGGTCTAAACTGTTCGATCTTACTTGGATCAGCAGTTGTACCTAATTGACATGCCCAACCCTCTTCAGATTTCATGTACATTGATGTTTTAACATATGGGTGTCTTGATACCATTACATTGAACACTGCTTGATCAACGATTGGAATGGGACGATTGATACAGTTCAAAAACAACTGAAGTACCAAATCTCTCATCGCATGTCCACGACCAGCAAGTACACCCACATTGAAAATTGTATTGTTCATGAAATCATCATAGATGCCTTGACCGTAACACTGCGTAATATTTTCACGACCCCATGGCTCATCTTTATACTTCATGCTTTCGGAAGAAAATACTAAATCTTCTTGTGCAGAAAGATTCTCTTCTAACCAATCTACAGGATTTTTTTGAAAGATAACATCTCTTACGTCAGTGGTAATTACATACCGATAATCGTTGCTTTTAAGTAATTTGTAAATGTGAACAAAGCGTTCAACATGAACCATAAGATTCGATTGATACGTCAGATTGCCCTCAGTGTCTTGATTGAATGCTATGATTGAGAAGCCTGCGTTAGATATTTTTTGCACAGTATCTTTGTCGCAGTTCATGAGAATCAGAACTTTATCACCTTCAAAGCCTGATGCGTTGATTGAATTAATCCAATACTTTAGTTTGGACCAATCATAGTTGTTGGCACAGCCTACAATCAAATCTTTCATAATATCTCCAATAATTTATTTTATGTCTGTTGTTGCCCAGCTTCCTGTGTATTTTTTGTATTGTTGTTGACTTTGACCAGGCGTGTCATCAAGATATTTAGCAGTGAGTTCTGGTCTGCCCCACTCACCACCACCTGCTTTAGACACAAACTCTTGTCTGCTATCTTTATTTGCCTTGAGATAATCTTTGAATGTTTTCATATCGTGAATGATGAACCACAACCACAAGTTGCGATTACGTTTGGGTTTTTGATTGTGAATGATGCACCCATTAAATCTTCTTTGTAATCAATCTCTGCTTCATTCATGTATTGTAAACTTATACTATCTATGACAACACCAACACCATCTCTTTCGAATGTCATATCATCTTCATTTGGTGACAACTCTTCAAGTGTGAAACCGTATTGAAAACCAGAACACCCACCACCCTGAACGAACACACGGAGTTTCAATGAAGGATCTTCTTCAGCAATAATTGTCTTAATCTTTCTCACAGCAGAATCAGATATGGTAATCATTATCCCCTCGTCAAAGTCAGAATTTTTTGCATCTGTTTCTCAATAATAGGACCACGATTAGGCCAATGAATATATGGCTGACTTGCGGTCTTGTATAGATTTGTCAGAAATGGCATGATAATTTTTTCTACTTGTTGAAGTCTTGCTTTATACTCTTCAACGGTTTCATCTTTCTCAGCAATGACTGCTTGATATTCAACTTCATCTACAGTGCTGAAACCAAAATCATCGTCTGCATACTCTGCCAAAATTTTATTGATATCGTATTCCATTATTTGTCCCATGCTTTCTGTGCGTTAAAGTTTTGTCTGCTGAACTCTAGTCTGTCTACTAGTTTCAATGCTTTACCAACATGATCTACAGCAACAAAACCTTCTGGTGCTGTAATACGGAAACCATCATCAGTACGAACAAATGTACCAATGCTCTTGATAGTTTCTAACTTACGAATAATCATCAACTTGGCATCAACAATCAAATTCATCAAGTCGAATATTGATTTGAGTTGAATGGCATTTGAACGATAGAAACGCATCACCTCATTCTTCTCTTTGATGCGTTTTTGTTTTGTGTCTTCTTTCTTTGCTGCAAGAATTTCTTTGTTCAGTTTTGCTTCAACATAGTTCAACAACTCTTGCGTATGAACTCTTGTATCAGAAATCTTTTTACCTTCACGAACTTTTGTGTTATTGAATGTTTTGATTTGTGTGAGAAATACATCTGATGCGGCAATTCGATTCAATGTCAGTGCTGGTATTGATTGAAACACTCTACCTGCGTTTGCAAGAATCGACGTAATTGCTGCTGTCTCTTCTTCAGTAAATGTAACAGAACCAGATGCGTCAGTAAATGAAGCATCACGAAACCAAACATCTTTTGTTGGCTTCAAATGACCAATGTCAATGTTGAATGATGCTTTCATTGTCTCTAATGTTTTACCAGAGTATGATGTATGAAACACAACACCAATCTGTGCAGCCATCATTGTCTGTGCTAACTTTGATTTTGCTGGCACTGCATACACAATTGTGTTTGGTTGAAAAATAATATATTCTTCACCCTCAATAGTTTCTTTTTTGATGTCACCTTTACTGAACATCATATCACCTTGCAACACACCTTTGATGCCCAACTTAGGTAAGAATGCAAGTGCTAGTTTTAATTTTTCGTTCAAGCCACCACCTGGATGATTTGCGTCAATGTCTTCATCAGTATAATTCAATTTTGCATTTTTTGCAAACACTGATTTAGTACCAACAAAAAAATTACCGTTCTCTGGATTTGTGCCAGCAAAGATAGCAGGTGCGCCATCCCATTTTGTGGTGACATTTATTTTAGAACCAGAGTGTCCAGCCAACATATTACGGAGTGAACGAAGAAAATCTATTGCTTCACGTGCGCCAGATACACCACCATTTAATACATTGTCTTCAAGATGCTCAAGATGAACATTCTTGCCTTCTTTACTTTCTTTGAGATAATCCATGAATTTCATAGTTCGGGGAAACAACTTAGATTAAGGTCTTTTTTTATTATCGTGACATTTTTACCATTCACTGGAGCAATATTATAGGAAGACTTTCTATTTGCTGGAATCGAAAATTGCATTTCAAACGTAAATTGATAGTTACCACTTCCCTTGTACTGAACTCTTGCTCTATAACTTGCTTTTGCAGATTTGCCAAACATAGGCACATCTACAAGTTTCAATGGATTTTTTGAACCCATCAAATAAAAACCATGTGTTCCAACATTCACGTAATAGGTATCTTTTTTATTGTAATACTGTTCAATTTTTGTCGCTGGTATCTCACCACGAATATCTTTGAAGGTATCTCTATCACGTTCATATCGTTCTTGAGGTGATAGTTTACCAGCAGTCATTTCCCATCTTGCATCTTTGTCTCTTTTGTATGGAACTTGTTTCCATTGTTTACTGATAATGTCAAACAGTCCAACTTCATATGCTAGATCACGAATGAAAAGTTTCTCATCATCATCTTTTTTAATGTCACCAAACTTCCAGGGATTTTTTTTGTCGTTGATATCATACTTCATCACAAGAGAACCAGCTGACGCTGCGGTAATCTTCAACTCACATCCTGCTTTTTTCTTTTTATATTCTAACATTAAGTCTGGTTGATCGTGACCCGCACCCGCTGGAACGAAAGATTTGGGAACAAGGCCATATTTTTTTAATTCTGTTGCTGCATTTTTTTCGTATAAAAAGCCCTGTTGTGCTGCCATAAATCCCCCAAGTTATTGGAGTATTTATACTTTAAATCCTCCGAACTTGTTTTTCATACTAGACTGTCGCTCACGATCACCAAACGTATTCAGAGGCTTATCATCGACTTGACCAGCATCAACCAAATCATCTTGTGCTGACTGTTCTACATCATACAGTTTCATTTTGGCTCTGTCAATACCCACAACAAATCTTTTGAAATAACTAGGATCATTGTAACGATTCTTGAGTTGCTTAATTAATATCTGATTCAATTGTTGCAACTCTTCGGTACTTATCAAAGCGAACATAAAATCTGCTGTGGCGGGCAAACCGAATGACTCAGAGGTGTCTTCTAAGCCGGGATCCGAGCTTGTGAAGCCGCTTCTAGTGGTCTGTGTGGCTGAGACTATGGGAACATCAAACTCGACCGCTAGGCCCCTCAATTCTTCTGCAATAGCCTTAACATAAGAATAACTATTTACGTTAGCACCAGGCTTGATTCTAGCACTTGCACAAATGTTAAGATAGTCGATAAAAATGATATCAGGTTTGAAACTTTTCTTGAGTTGCAATTCATTTAACAATGCTCGAAAGTGAAGTGCCGATGCTGCTGCTGTTGGATACTCTTTGATGATCAGTTTACCTTGTGTTTTAACTTTAAGCGCAGAGAATTTACGATCATAGTCTTGTTTTGAAATAGCATTCAAGTCTGAAATATCAATGTTCAATAGATTGGCATCGATACGTTCTGCAATTCTTTCTTCAGCCATTTCCATTGTAATGTACAATACATTCAAGCCTTGTGATAAACATGAACCAGCAACATGACACATGAACAAAGATTTACCAACGCCTGTGCCAGCAAGTGCAATGTTCAGTGTTTTCTTTGGCAGACCACCTTTGGTAATTTTATTGAACAAATCAAGGTCAAATGGTATTTTCGTTTCATGACGATGATAGAACTCAAAACGGTTGTCGGAATCATCAATATAGTCGTGACCAACGGACCTGTCAAATGATACACCAAGTGCATCACTTAACAACTTTGGTATCATGCCTTTATCTTCTTTGTTAGCCTTATCATCAAGAATATTAACAGACTTCATGATAGCATTGTAGATTGCTTTATCTTGACAAAACTTTTCTGTTTGTTTGATTAACCAATCTGTATCGGTCGGATCATCTTTATCTGCGTTGATTTCACGAATTATTTCAACTGATTTTCTAACTTGCTCTTCAGTTAGTTTGCGTGATTCGGTGAAGTTGATGATGAGTGATTCGTATGTAGGAAGATGTTTGAATTGATGCATGTGTTCATCTATTTCATTGAACACAATTTTTTCAATACCGTCTGTGAAGTATTCTGTTTTTATGAACGGTAGAATCTTTCTGGCATAATCTTCATTGAAAATTAAGTTCTTCAGTATTGTAGTTTCTAGTCTTTTCATCAGGCTTTTCCAAAAGTATTTCTGTGAGTATGTCACCAATCATTGTAACAAACTCTTCATCATTTTGCAAGTCATTCATATCAAAAGATGATGCGTTAATGATTGTGTAATCAAATGCAAGTCGGGCAAAACTACCTTCTTCTACAATCTTTGCTTTGCCGTATTGATAGACAACACCGGCATACTTACCTTTGAGTATGCCGATGTCTGTTATGCTGTCATCTTCTTCAGATGATAGGAAATGAAAGTCTTCGTTAACCTGATACTTCGCTTTCTTCTTCCAAGGATACAGTTTCGCCCATAATGCTACTATAAGTGATTTCATATTTTTTCCTTACAAACTCTTTGAAGTTTTCGTTCGCAAGTATATCTTTCCAGAATTCTTCTGTTTGTGTATCTGCGAATCGTTTCTTCTCTAGTATCTCACCAGTCTCTTGATCAACTTTGGCATACCAACCATTACTTGGTTTTGTTACAAAATTACCTTCGAGTGCAATATCCAATAGACCAGACCACTTGTTAATACCACCGTCAAAGGATACAGTAACAGGTATTTTGGATTTTTCTCTGACATATCTTGATTTTTCTACGTTGATGATAAAGTTATAGCCGACAATCTCTGTACCATCTTTATCTTGTTGACGACCAAGAATCCAAATCGTGTCGGCTGAGTAATAAGAACCTGTACCACCACCCACGATGTCTTTCGGAAACATGCCAATCTCTTTGTATGTGTGATTAACAACAACCATTGGTATATCTTTGATTGTCAAATGTGGTGTGACCATACGAAACAATGACTTCATCTGCTTTGCTCTGCTCATGTCAGCAACAGATTTACCTTCAATTGAATCTTCGACTTCTTTCTTTGATGCTAGATTACCAATCGAATCTAATACAATAATTACTTTGTCAGTCTTTTCAATATTCTGTAACTGATTCATGATGTCATGTTTCAACTGTTCAACATCAGTAATAGGAGTGTGAAGAACACGATCGGTATCAATACCAAATGCGTCAAAGTAACTTTGTGGTGTGCCGAACTCTGAATCATAAAACAAAACAACGGCATCATCATATTTGTTCATGTATGATTTTGCCATGAGCAAAGCAAATGCTGTTTTGAAGTGTTTTGATGGACCAGCAAACATCGTCAGACCTGGTGTCAGACCTCCATCTAGATTGCCTGATAGCGCAACATTCACAATTGGTACATCAGTTTGAATCATGTCTTTGTCTGTAAAAAACTTCGATTTAGAAAGCACGGACGTTTCTTTGATTGTCGATGCCTTCTTCAATTTGTCAAGTACGCTCATTCATATCTCCAATATCTGCAATTTTGTCTTTTGGTATAACTGTGTGTTTATCATCCACAAAGAATGATTCTAACGTGCGTGATGGTGTGCTGTCAAGTTTTTTCTTCTTTACTACCCTTTTGATTGGCTCAATGTCACCCCTGTCTTCTTTGATTCGTCGATATGTTTGATTTGCTGCTATCAGTAACAATACTGCCAAAGGATCAAACACGATGATAATGATGAAGATGACCAATCGAACTGCTTTATCGATCAAATCACGATCTTGTGTGCCATATATTACTTCTGCCACATATTTTATAGGCCCCAAATCTGATTCAGCCTTTTTAACTTCCAAGGATAAAGGAAACCTTTCCTCCGTAAGCGACTGTATCTCTTTTTGTAACCTCTTAGTCTCAGCAGTGATTCTCTCACGGTCTTTCTGTTGGGCTTTGCGGATCTGATTCGCCCGTTCGGCACCCTTTTCGTCTTTCGAGCGACCCATAACTTGATCGACAGCCGCATCATATTGTTCAAGGTTCTTGTTGTTCCTTTCGATCTGCGATTGAATAACTTTGATCTTTTCATCATAGATTTCTACCTTTGCTGCTTGTGGTGCTATTGTGCTTGAATGTTCAATGTGTGCTTTTGACAAATAACCAAAAATGCCCATTGAAGTGATGCCCATCAGCAATACAACTGCAATCAAAAAATAAAGTTTGAGTGCAGAAAATGTTGTCTTCCAATGATTGTGTACCCAAGATACAGTCACCAATTTTGCTGCTTCAAGCACAGAACCCATGATGATGATTGGCCAGTATGAACCCGGAAATATCTGTGCAAGACCAATTACTGAATAGTACGCTGCGATACCAGACAGTGCAAGTGCAGTTAAAAATGGCAGTATTACGTGTGTCATGTAAAGAATGATTCGAGTGTATACTGTTTCTCTGTTTGCCAACCAATACAATCAAGAATTGATTTAATCGGTTCTACAAAAGATTTTTCAAATTGAGTTTCGTAATCAATATATTCTTGTAGATTAAACTCTTTAGGCAATCTTGTTGGGAACGAAACTACCATATCTCTAAATGGATTTGGTGTTTTCAGATATGTAAACTTTAACTTTTCACCTTCTTGTATCAAAGGATACTTAGTCAACAAATTATGCTGCTTCAGAAAATGATTATATAGTATTGCACCCTTCACATGAATTGGTGTGCCTTTTCTGTATATTGTAGCAGAATCAGCATAATCTTTCAAGCCATTACAACCACGTGGAAAAGAAATATCTTCAACAGGCAACTTTTTGAACTCTTCTCTGAAGTCAGCAATAAATTGTTGAACTGTTTCTTCATCAGTATTTACAATTAAATCAACTAATTTGTACATCTTGTCACGCACAACGGTAGGTGTTGATGACTTAACCATCTCAAGACCCATGACCTTGAGTTTTGGCTTGGCGTACTGCACACCTTCATTGTTATACACATTTAGAATGTAACGTTTCTTTGCTGTCCAGATACCTTTATCAGACAAGCCTTCACGTTTCATTTGCATCTTTTGGTCGTATGCGTGAACATACTCAGCAAGAGTCTGATAACTTTCATCAATGTAAGGTTGAATTTTCTCTTCACAGATTTTGTCCATGAAGGTGATAACTTTCTCAGTCGATGGCTTCTGTTTATAGACAGAATCAACCAGTGAACCAAGATTGAGATAGATCGAATCTGTATCTGAAGCAATAACATAGTCTTTGTCGGTTTTCAATAATTTGTTTAGATATTCGTTGAGTTTGTTTTCAATCCAACGAATTGACAATTGACCTGCTTGTGTAACAGCAAGTGCTTGTCTCAAATCATAGAACCGAAAATATTGTGAACCCATTGCACCATAAGCAGAGTTCAACGAAACTTTTTTAGCCAACTGAAGATTGTTATACCTTGCAATCAACTTTTCAATTTCTTTTTTCTTCAATACATCTTTTTCATTTTCATAATCTTGCTGCTCTTTCAACATCAACTTCTTAAACTTCTTGCGATCTTCATACATCTCAATCATCATTGCTGGTAGAAAACCTTGTTTGTCTGTACGAAAGAATTGACCGTTTGGTGTAATGGTTACATCTTTCATCACACTTGTGTCAAGTTCTCTGTCAAGTAAACTTTCTACTGATGCTTGTGTTGAAAGACGGCGCATGTCATCCGTATAGTCTTCTTTCTCAACTAATGTTTCTGGTGAGATATTGTATTGCATAATCAAATGTGGGTACAGACTGTTCAAGTCAAATGATGCAACCCAATTGTGTAAACCAATTTGTGGTTCTTTGACATATGCACCTTCAAATGCTTCACTCTTCTTTGCAACACGGCGTGGTGGAACAACAATTTTTTTCTCTAACAGATAGTTATAGATCAGTGCATCCCACATTCTTGTTTGAGCAAACACATCGTCATAATTTGTTTTGGTGTCATATGCCAGAGTAAGAGCAAGTTCAACCAACTTCAACTTATCTTCAAGTTTTAAGACAAGATGAACGTCTTTGATGTTATACTCAATAAACTTTTGATGATCAAGTTTGTAAAGTTGATGTAGATTATCATACTCATCATATGATAGTTTGCTTTCACCAAGTTCTACACTAGCAACGGTTTCTAGTCGATAGTTCTCAATGTTTTTGCCACCAGGAGCATACCACTGATACAGTTCAAGATAGTCAAGAACAGAAATACCAATCAAATCGTAAACAGTTTGCTCTTTACCTTTGAACATGGTCTTTCTTTCTGAATAGACTGACCATGGCGACAACTTATTTACTACATCGTTCCCAAATAAACGTGTGAAACGATTGACAAGGTAAGGAACATCAAAGAACTTGATATTCCAACCAGTAACAACGTCAGGCCAATTGCTTGACCAGTCAGTAATAAACCGCTCACACAAATCGATTTCATCTTCGCAGCGAATGTAA